AACGCCAGCGTATATGGCGTCCTTCACACCCGTAGACAGGTCGTTGATAGACTTATCGAACCCAGATTCTTCCAGTTTGTCTTGGATATTACCCATTACACTGTCGGTAGCCGCGTCTAGGCCAACTTTATCACTGATATACTCCAAGCCGCTGCTTACACCGGAAAGGGTACCCGCGGTCGCAAACGATTTAGCCGCAGCGGATAGGTCTCCCTCGCTTGACACAAAAGTTTTGGCCCCCGCCGCGACACCTTTTGTGAGTGCTGTAGATACTGTTGATGCTAGTTTTGGGTTTGTTACTGTTTTGCCGACGGTACTGCTAATGGACGGAGCAACGTATGTTTTTGTCACATCCCCAACGTACTGCCCTGCGTAAGACAACGTAGCAGATTTGATAGCGTCGCCGAGGTCACCGCCATTCACAAGTGTTTGAGTCCCACTCGCTAAGGGTACTACCCACGGAGACAGGCTCGGAACTACGACAGACGCTGCAATCGCAATAGCTTCAATGGGGTTGTCGAGCGCGTATTCAACAACGTCGCCAACCGTGGAAACAACAGGTTCAATTACCTCATCTACTACCCACTCAACAGCATCGCCAACAACGCCGACTACATCTTCAACAATGTCTACGGCACCCTCGACTACATCCCCAACGAGATCAGCCGCGCCGCCAAGAACATCTCCGGCGACATCAACAACATTTTCTACAACATCTCCGGCGGCATCAAAAACATTTTCTACAAGATCAACCGCAGCTTCAATTAATGCAGGCATTACATTACCTCACTCACTGGTATTTCTCCCAAGGTAACATATGCCCTTGATCCACCAGAGGCTTTTCGTCCTACGGCGACTTTACTGTCACCTTTGTCCGCGTAGCGTTTCCATGCTTTAAACGCGCTATCGTATGTAGCTCCATCATAGTCAGACACGTAGCGTTTAACGCCTAGGTTTTGCATATGTGTAAAATACTTTAACCCGTTGGATATAAAGTTTTGTGCTGTATCTATGTTGAGCGCACGGCCATACATCAAGTCTTTGTTCTCGCCTTTACCCCGATGCCCTATGAATACTGTATTGCCCAACTGCAAAGCATCTACCTCGGGCATACCTAATTCCCGTATAATGCCGGTTGCGGCAACTTGCGGGCTTAACCCGCGTAAGTCCAAATTTTCTAGCGCCATAAGGATTATCTCGGGAGGCGACAACTTCCGCTCGGCGCTATCAATAACTGGATACATCCTACACCTCCGCAGAAAATATTGCCGCAGAGTATATATTACCCATGCCAGCGGCTAGACTAAGGAATGGCCCTCGTGGGGCTGGCGCATCGTAGGACAAGAACACGTCATCGTCTTCGGTCCTATTGAGGATTTGTGGTACAATACCGCGTTTCATGTCATTTAGCAACAGTCCTGTCTCTAATAACCCACTAGCGCCCATCGTATGCCCTACTCGTTGTTTGTACGAGGTAGCAACAAACTCTTCAAGACTACGCTCTAACGCCGCTTTTTCTGCCTTATTGTTGACTGCGGTGCCTGTGCCGTGAGTCTTTACCACTGTTATATCTTCCTTACGTACCCCCGCTATATGTAAGGAACCTTCAATCGCTTTAGAGTATCCTTCGCCATCGGGGCGCTGCCCAAGTGGATTTGTGTTGTCTTCGGCAGATGTATACGCCCCAAGAAACCTAGCTTCGGGATTATTCAGCCCTGCGTGGTCTTTTTCAAATATACATAGTGTAGCGCCTTGCCCTAAAAAGAAACCTTGGTTGGTGCTGTCAAAGGCAGAAGGCCGTATTTGATCTTCATCCTTGTACTGCAGGCTGGCCCCAGCTTCTCCAAAAAACTCTAGTGTAAGGTTATTGACTGCGTCTTCTCCACTAAGCACGATAACACGGTCAAACCCAAAGTTGTTCATCAAGTTTTGAACGTCCATCATAACTTTTAGACTCGAAGCACAGGCGCTAGCGTCCGTAGATACATGATCGTGCACGTGGAACATACTTGCGATACGCCCTGCGTATATGTTTGTTAGTACAATAAATGGTAGTTTTACCTTGTAATGCAGCTCCGCGCTGTCATCCTTATCATAACGCCCATTGTTGCCCATCCAGCCTTGATTACCCGCAGCAAATATAAAAGCGGTTTTACCTTTTACAGGGTTATCCTTAACGTAAGCCAACGCTTCAGGAGTAACTACAGTTTCTAGTAACGTGTGAGGAGGATACTTTAGCCCAGACTTAGCGCGTCTAAACGTAGCTGGTATAATATGCGCGTGCTGCGGGAATGCTATATCAGATACAAGCGTTGTATCAGTGGTCGAAGTGCTAAAGAATTTAGATAGATATATCATGCGACAGACTCCATAGCAGCTTCTACAGAATCAAAGTCTTTGTTTTTGTTCTCCAACATATAGTCTCGTACTTCGCGTAGGGAGCCTACAGGAATGTTGAAGTCTTCCGTTTCAGGTATGCCGTATATGTCAGATATGAGCACCAGAGTGAGAGTTACGTCTAGGCTATCTAGCCCAATGTCCTCTTCTTTAAGAGAAATATCTAGCGTTGTAGGTTTTGTGTAGTCGTCTAAGTGAAGTTTAGTTTCGCGGACGCAAGCGTCGAATAGTTCTATAAAGTCCATTTTTGCACCTATCTGTTAAGGGTGCTTTAACTATACGTTACTTACGAACGAGATGTCTATAGACGCAGATGGTATCCCGGGGTGCGGTGACGTAGCGGCTTCTGTGTGTAAGTTTAGCTGAGTGTCTCCTGTTGCCCAATAGACCTCTATATAGTCATTTGCCACCAAGGAGACAGTAAATCCCCAGTGTATAACGTAGTCATCATTACCTTTTACATCAAACATATGCCCCGAATACGCTAATGCACTGCCGTTCTTTTGTTCCCAGACAGTTACAGGCGTATCACTAGAGTTATTGTGTTCTAACTGCAGTGTAACATCAAACTTGTATATACCGGGGTTTTGCACGTTTATCCGACTGTTGTTGGATAGGGTGACCGTGCTGGTGTATGAGGTGTTGTTAAACGTAACTGCGTAGCCTGTGTTAACCACTGATGCAGTTTGGTCTTGCGTACTATAAAACGCTGCACAAGGGTTGTACAAAAACTTCCCGCCCACATCGGTGCTAAGTAAGGTGTTCAATGAGTTTACAAGGCGGTTGAAGAACAGACGTAGCACGTTGCTATTCTGATCCATGTACGGACGTTCGTACCCTTCAGGCGCTAGAGGAAGCGCAGGTGTAGCTACCTTGTCGATCTCGTTAGCCATTACCGTCTCCCATCAGGCCGCATGTCGATACGCGGCGCACCGAGCTGCCATGTAACACCTTCATCAGTAGACTCTACTTTCATTGCAAGCTGTCTACCGCGCACACGAGTGTATATCTGCCCCGTGTATTCTTCTACAGGGAGCACAGCCGTACGTGTTACCGTACGTGAATTACTACCACCTTCAGACAAAGGATTGTTGTACCCAGACCCAGAATTGGCAAGTGGTAGCAGCGTCATAGTCGCACTAGGTGAGCCTGCCGTGGACCCATCAAACCGTATGTCAGGTAGGATACGCCATATAAACGCGAACTGGTGGCCATCCTCTAGGTCAAACTCTGCGGAGGCTACATACGCGTGAATTGGTGCTGTGGTACCTGTCTCGTTGTCATCTACACCTTCCTCGTGGTTCACAAGGTTGGATGAATAAGTAGCCGCAAGCGGCTTGCCGCGCAGTCCAGAATCAAGCCACGCGGTACGTGCCATAGTGCCATAGTACCAAATATCTTCTAGGTAATTATACACCACATAGCGATCTATGTTTGTTTGGTCGGTAGAACAATAGAACCACCACACTTCGTGGTATGACTCGTTGGTACCCGCGAACACTTGGTCATACTGCTGTGTGTTAAAATCGTTAAAGATAAATTTGCGTAGATCACAGCGTAGAGGTTGGGTACGCCCGTCATACTTATAAAATTTATCTTTGCCCATCCAATAGGCTACGCCGTTAGCATAAGCCACACAGTTTTGTGACGCTGTAGATATGTTTTCACCTACAAGCTGTGCAGACCATACTACAGGCGCACCGACATACTGCATGGAGTACAGAGCTGCGTCAGTCCAAACGAGAACCTCTTGCCGCGCTTGTTTAGACGCTATGATTTCGGTGCCACGAGACAACGTAAGGAACCCTGCCTGCGATGTAACAGAGGGTGTCCAGTCTACCACACTACCTTGATCTGACCACCGCACCAGCATAGGGTTGACTGTGGCGCTACCGAACTCATTTGCACCAAACGCGAAGACAAAACGGTTGATGTCGGATATTTCAAGGATATTCTGGCTGGTGGGTACGTTGCTAGCACCGCTAAGAGTTGATAATTCTACACCACGAGATGTTAATCCACTCGTTGCATCCCAGTAGTATATTGCTCCCCCACGAGGTCCAAAAACAAGGTCTTCACCAAAGTTAGACTGGCTCCACAAGCGAATAGACTCTACAGATGTTTCGCCTACGCCCCAAGTACCGGAACTCCACGAAGACGCGCCCCAACCTGTCAGCGGGATAGCAAACGCGGTACCTACGTTAATTTGATACGCAGCGGTGACTGTACCACCACCTGTTGCACTAGAAGAAGCTGCTGACCCTGCGTCTATTGTATACTCGTTAGTCGTAGTGGTTAATGTTATTTGGTATTCACCGTTTAGTGTAAGTCCACCTACGGCACTGGCACCGCTATAAGTAACAAAATCTCCGTCTGCGAACCCGCCGTTAGCATCTGTAACCGTAACAATAGGAGAACCAGAAGTCGTCTCAAACGGGTTTGTCAGAACAACAGTGTTACGGAGTGGAGTGACATCAGTATATGCACCGCCATTTTCGATGTAGTATTTAAGGTTGGTACCAACCGCAACATAGTTGATGCTACCTAGTGTAATCCAGTTCCACAGCGACCTGCACACCCCCTGAAACGTAGTAGAGGATATACGTTGCCAACCACCTATTTTCTCAGGTGTACCCTGTCGAAAACGTATCTTATCACACTCGTACCAGCCACCTTCGCTTGTGTAGCGTGTGTTCTCGCGGTTCACACCAGATTTTAAAAGCAGCTTCTTTAAGGGCATCAGAGGTCTCCATTTACTAAGGTACTACACCATACTCCTAGTTTAGTCCAT